AGAGATAGTAGTTATGGATGAAAATAATAAATGGAAAGATAATGGAGAACTAAAAAAGTTTATTATATCCTTTGATGAAGACTTTAAAACCCATTACAAAGATGCCTATAATTGGACCCAGGATGGTGGTCAACAATCTCATATTATATGGTCCCAATCGACAGCAGTCGCTTGCAGAAAAGAAGCTAAAAAGAATAAAGGAAGCCTTACTGTAGCACAAATTATTTATTTTTATAACAAAATTTATCTTAAGAACATACTTTCCTCTTATAATTCTTTAAAATAATAATAAAAAAACACTTGACTTTTAGTTAATCTTCTAGTATAATACATAGTAGTATATGAACACAAAGGAGACATACTTATGAGTGACCGTACCTATGGTGCAGAAGAAAAAGCTAAACTAGAACGCCTTGTTAACGAAGGTGTAACTGTTTTACAAGAAGTAGAGGATCTACAAGAAGGCCTCAGAGAAACAGTTAAAGCAGTAGCAGAAGAATTAGATATCAAACCAGGTCTTATTAACAAAGCAATTAAAATTGCCCAAAAAGGTGACTGGGCAAATCATGCAGATGCATTTGATGATTTAGAAACTTTAATTGTTACCGTTGGTAAGGACAAGTAGGTTTGAACAGTATTATAACCTTTTTTAAAGATAGCTATAAACTTAGTCCTGTAGCATTTTATTGTGAATTAGTAGAAGCAATGTTCTTAATATCTGCAAGTGCTGTTCTAACCTTTACTGTATTAGATCCTGCAACAAAAATATTTATTCCTATGTACTTAATAGGTTCAGTATTAGGTGTGTGTAGTGCCATTATTAGAAAGGCAGCATTTGTGATAGTATTATGTAGCTGGTTTGTTATTATGAATACAATTGCTATCATTCAACTATTTTTATAGGATTACTAAATGAGTTATGTAGATGCATTTTTTGATCGTGACGCAGATATTATTAGAGCTGTTGAACGAAAAGATGGAAAGAGAAGTTTTACTGAATACCCAGTAAAGTATACTTTCTATTTTGAAGACCAACGAGGCAAGTATAAAAGTGTATATGGTGATCCTCTAAGTCGTATTGTGTGTAAAAGCACTAAAGACTTTCGTAAGGAAGTTGCAATTAACAATTCAAAGAAATTGTTTGAAAGCGACATTAATCCAATCTTTCAGTGTTTAAGTGAAAACTATCTTAACCAAGATGCACCTAAGCTAAACATTGCGTTCTTTGATATTGAGACTGACTTTGATCCAGAGCGAGGCTTTGCTGATCCTAGTGATCCGTTTATGCCTATAACAAGTATTAGTGTGTACCTACAGTGGTTAGACACAATGGTGTGTATTGCTGTTCCACCTAAGACACTTACTATGGACGAAGCAAAGAAAGAACTTGAAGGCATTGACAACGTAATGTTGTTTGAAAAAGAAGGTGACATGATTGACACTTTCTTAACGCTAATTGAAGATGCTGATATCTTGTCAGGCTGGAATAGTGAAGGATATGATATTCCGTACATTGTTAACAGAACTAGTCGTGTACTAAGCAAAGATGACACACGTAGATTCTGCTTGTGGGGACAACTTCCTAAGAAGCGTATGTACGAAAAGTTTGGCAAGGAAAGTGAAACGTTTGACCTAGTTGGGCGTGTACACTTGGATAGTTTGAACTTGTATCGTAAGTACACTTATGAAGAGCGTCATACATATCGATTAGATGCTATCGGTGAAATTGAAGTAGGCGAAAACAAAGTTCCGTATGAAGGAACACTTGACGCACTATACAATAATGACTTCCGAAAGTTTATTGAATATAACATTCAAGATACTGCACTACTTGACAAGTTGGATAAGAAGCTTCGCTTTATTGATCTTAGTAACGAATTAGCACATGCTAATACTGTTATGCTACAAACTACAATGGGTGCTGTGGCAGTTACAGAACAAGCAATTGTGAACGAAGCACATCACAGAGGGTTGCAAGTGCCTAATCGTCAAAAGCGTGATGACGAAGCTACACAGGCGGCAGGAGCATATGTTGCTTTTCCTAAAAAAGGATTGCACAAGTGGATTGGCTCAATGGATTTAAATTCACTATATCCTTCAGTGATTCGTGCATTAAACATGGCACCTGAAACTGTTGTAGGACAAATCCGTCCTGAGATTAGTGACGCTCGTGTACACGAAGACATGTTCTTAAAGAAAAAGAGCTTTGCGGGTAGTTGGGAAGGACGCTTTGCTACTGAAGAATACGATGCAGTTATGGAACAACGCAAGGACATTTCACTTACTGTAGACTTTGAAAATGGTCAGTCAAAGATAATGAGTGGCGCAGAAATATTTAAACTAATATTTGACAGTAATAATCCATGGATGATTAGTGCTAACGGTACTATCTTTACTACAGAATTTGAAGGTGTTATTCCAGGTATCCTAAAGCGTTGGTACAGCGAACGTAAAGATTTACAGAAGAATCTAAAAAAAGCAAAGGATGCCGGTAATGCAATTGAAGTTGAGTATTGGGATAAACGTCAGTTAGTTAAGAAGATTAACTTGAACAGTTTGTATGGTGCTATTCTTAATCCAGGATGTAGATTCTTTGACAAACGTATTGGACAAAGTACTACACTTACAGGACGTACAATTGTTAAGCACATGAGTGCAGAAGTCAATAAGACTATTACAGGTGTTTATGATCACACTGGTGATGCAATGATCTACGGTGATACTGACTCTTGTTATTTTAGTGCTTGGCCAATTCTTAAAAACGATATTGAAGCAGGTAAAATTCCCTGGAGTAAAGAAAATGTAATTACTCTTTACGACCAAGTATGTGAAGCTGCAAACGTAACGTTTCCAGAAATGATGCAAACAGCATTCCATTGTCCAAAGAGTCGTAGTGATGTTATTGCAGCTGGACGTGAGATTGTCGCACAGTCAGGATTGTTTATTACTAAGAAGCGTTATGCAGCACTAGTATACGACATTGAAGGATTTAGAAGCGATGTAGATGGTAAGCCTGGCAAAGTTAAAGCAATGGGCTTAGACCTTCGTAGAAGTGATACTCCAGTGTTTATGCAAGAGTTTTTAAGTGAGATCTTACTTATGGTACTTACCGACGTTCCACAAAAAGAAGTATTAGAACGTATTACTGTATTCCGTAAAGAGTTTAGTGAACGGCCTGGATACGAAAAAGGTAGTCCGAAACGTGCAAACAAAGTTGGCCACTATCGCCGCTTAGAAGAGAAGCAAGGTAAAGCTAACATGCCTGGGCATGTACGAGCAAGTATTAATTGGAATACGCTTAAACGTATGAACGGTGACAAGTACTCGCAAGAGGTTGTTGACGGCATGAAGGTTATTGTATGTAAACTAAAACAAAATCCACTAGGTTACACAAGTGTAGCTTATCCAACAGATGAGTTACATATACCTGACTGGTTCAAAGAACTTCCGTTTGATGACGGAGCAATGGCAGAAACTATTATTGATAACAAACTAGACAACTTGATCGGTGTGCTAGACTATCCATTAGAAGATACTAAGCGTCACAATACATTTACTAGTTTGTTTGACTTTGGTGAATAAGATGAAGATCAAACTAGAGATAGAAATTGATACAGAGAACGAACAGGACCTAAATACTATTGAAGAAATAATTGAAAAGTTGCGGGAACTAAAGGAGATAATGTAATGAGCCTTAATATTAAAGATATTGGTGGAGAAGTTGCTAAAGAAGATGATAGATATGTTGTTAAAGACAATACTACACTAAAAAACTTAGTAGTAAGTAGTACAGAACTACAGCCAATGAAAAGTACTAGCGGCCACAAACACAAAGGGCAAGAAGAAGTTTATTATTTTGTTAGAGGAAGTGGTAGATTAGAACTTAATGACAAAGTTATCAAATTTAGAGAAGGTGACATAGCACTAATTGAGGACGGTGTTTTTCATCGAGTTCATGCAGGACCGCTTGGAGTTTATTTTGTATGTGTATTTGATGGAAAGAGAAAACATTGAAAGTAGGATTTACTTGTAGCACGTTTGATTTACTTCACGCAGGACATGTAATTATGTTACGTGAAGCTAAAGAATGTTGTGACTACTTACTAGTAGGATTACAAATGGATCCAAGTGTAGATAGAAAAGAAAAGAACGCACCTATACAAACTTGTGTTGAACGTTATACTCAACTTAAAGCAATAGGGTACGTAGACGAAATTATTCCTTATAGTACCGAACAAGACTTAGAAGATATTTTACAAATGTATCCTATTAATATTCGAGTACTAGGGGAAGAATATAGAGACAAGGACTTTACTGGCAAAGATATCTGTCGTAGTAGAGAAATTGAATTACATTTTAACAAGAGAGATCACCGCTTTAGTACAAGCGATTTAAGGAGAAGAGTCTGTGAATAAATATGTCTTTACAAGTGAATCAGTAAGTGATGGGCATCCTGATAAAGTTGCCGATCAAATAAGTGATGCATTAGTAGATGCTGGATTAAAAAACGGCGACGAAACAACTCGAGTAGCAGTTGAAACATTAGTAACAACTAATCACGTAACACTAGCAGGAGAAGTTAAAAACTTTAACCTAAGTCTTTACGATGTAGAAGATATTGTAAGAGCCAAAGTTAAAGAAATTGGATACGAGCAAGAAGGATTTCATCATGAACAACTTGCAGTATTTAATAAGTTACATGCACAAAGTGGCGATATTGGATTAGGTACAGACGACTTTGGTGCAGGAGATCAAGGCCTAATGTTTGGTTATGCATGCAACCATACTCCTAGTATGATGCCAGCGCCTATTCATTACAGCCATGCAGTGTTAAAAAACTTAAAAACAAAGCGTGGAAGTATACTAGGCCCTGATGCAAAATCACAAGTAAGTGTTGAGTATAATGGTGCTAGACGTGATGGTGTTGTTAAACGCATTGATCAAATTGTTGTTAGTACACAACATACAGAAGGTAACGTAGAAGAAGCAAGACATCTTTGTAAACTTGCGGCAATGGAGGAACTAGGAGATTTA